TCTTGTGCAAGGTCAGAGGATACACCGTAGATTTGTTTAGTTCTAAGGAGTTCTTTGCCGACGAACCAGAGTTCTGACACTCTATTAGTATAGAGTTCTGCTCCGGTGAGCTGACTGTTCATACTAACTCTCTTGTCGGAACCTTTTCCGCCAAAGGAAACGCGCATGAAGTCGCTCGACCACTCACCAGCCAATACATCGCAGAATGGCGCACCCGCTCCGGTCGAGTCGAGTGCTACGTTATTAGCAGAGATATTCCTCCGTTTACAGTGGTCGATAATTTGGTGAACAATCTGGTAGGTTCGGGGAACAGCTTTGTTTGTGGCATCGTCATTGAGGTGGATGGCTTCGCCTAACTTACAGACGTATTGACCGTTACGAGCGTAACCAACTTCGGCAGTATACATAATAGTCCTATCGCCGCCGTTGGTGAAGGCAGGGTCAATCCCAGCAACGACGGTCGGCTTATCCGCCCAATCGACTTCGCCCATCGCACCTCCCTTAGTCAGCTCTGCTTCTGAGTAGATTCCAGTTGTTTCGTCGCTATCGAAGAAAACGGCTCGGACCATTCGCATGTATCCTCTGGATTCCGGCCCCAATAACGCCCTGTCCTCTGCCAGCTTCTCAGCGGTCGGTAGCCACGGATACTTAACTTCTCCTAACGTAATATTAGGACTGCGCTCACCATCGAGTCGGAGGTAGTGGCCTTTCCATTTCGTGGTCCACCTGTCAGCGGTCTGTGTATCTACGGACTCCCAGCCCTTCTTCGGCTCTGACCAAACACCGAAAGCGTCGAATCGGCTGTTCGGGTTAGACATACCAATCATCTGGAAGAATGGGTTCTTCGATAAGTTGGTCAGACCAGCCTGCAATATACTTTCAGAAAGTTCTGAAAGTTCATCACCGATCATAATTACCCGCTTCTGCTTGATTCCGATGAATTTGCCGATTGCCTCGCGTGTTTTGGATTTCTCTGCTGCGATAAGTGATAACCCAGCTCTTTCGATAAGCGTGCCATTCTCATCAACATAGGCGGCGTTTCCGATTGAATCCCGTATCTTGATTGGCGCACCGTCGATCACGGACAACAAAGACATAACTGAACCCCAAATCCTTTTTCGTGCTTCCCGAAGCGTTGTTGAGGTCATCAGGACTAGTGTATCGCGTGGTTGGCAGAGCCATTGAACGATCCCCCACGCGGCCATCGTGTGTGATTTACCAGACGAAGCCGAACCACCAATCGCTAGATACTTGTGTTTGATGGCCGACCTAATCATCTGCTCTGCCCAAGGATGGCGGACCATCATCTTCTCCGGCAGTTCTTCTCTATTCCATAGTTCATCGCAGATCCTCCAAAAATAAAACTCCTTAGCCTTATCGTTAGGGTGGTGGGCAAAGCCATACAATAAAGAGGTCAGTAGACTTGTTGGCGGAATTATCAACCCACCTACGTCCATCTGCTTGGATTGTGGGTCGATGCGTGGCTCTAGAACGCGCTTGCGCTTGTCTGCTTCTGAGGGCATAATTAAGTCGATGTCTGAAAAACCTATTAGAGAGTGCGAGGCTGAAGCCTTGCGCCTTAACAAAGAAGGTTACAGTAATAGTGCGATTGGTCAACACATTGGGGTCCACCGCAATACAATACGTAAGTGGTTAAAAAAACACGGAGTCGCCGCAAAGATGAACGGGGACATGGTAGAAGGTAAAGTTCTCGACAACCTGATTCATAATACAGACATTAAAGAGGAACATCAGAAGCCCGACGCAGACAAGGATCAGCTCAAAGAGGATGTTGAAGAACACTTCAATGAGACGATGAGTTCAGCTATTGTTGAAGAACGGTTCCGTGCATCCAAACAAGAAGACGTAACCCTCAACGAAATCGCGGAGGCGCAGAACTCTCCGGCTGATAAATACCAGCACTACATTGCCGCAGCCGGAATTAAGTTGTTACGTGACTCTATGAAAACGCTGCGTGGTCCGAAGACAATTCGTGAGATGTCAGAGCTTGACCAGCTCATCAGACGTAACTTAGGTCTTAACGCAAAAACTGGTGGTGGGACTAGCAAGATGCAAATCGATATTTCTATCCTGAACAACTCTAAAGCGGACAAAGGCGGAGGAGCAATTAGGCAGAAAAAAACGATTGACGCGGAGACCGGAAACGAGATTTAATATTACTACAATGTTCCAAGATCGTGAGCCAGAGGTAGGGCCAAAATTCATTACCCGAATAGACGAAGGGGCGGATTTCCGTTTTCCCGTCGATACCGCTGACGGTCTTTGGTATCGCGTGAAGCCTTCAACGGCTCGTGAAATATTTTATTTACAATCGTTGCCAAAAGGAATCAGAGTTTTAGTTCCAGCAGAAGGCGATGGCCTACTAGTCAGAGGAGATTCAATACCAGCAAAATGAAACCCGAAACCTTATTCCGTTTACACGAATCTACGTGCAAGAAAACGCTCGAAATTATGCGAGCAAAAAACTCTGACTACTGCGGTGGTGAGAACACTGTCGATGCACTCGCCAACTTCAAGACTGCTAAGTCTTTAGGTCTTCATCCGGTTACAGGATTGCTGTTAAGGATGCAGGATAAACTGATGCGGATTAAGTCGTTCGTGAATGATGGTGAGTTAAAAGTAGCTGGTGAATCAGTAGACGACGCCTGTGAGGATCTCGTGAACTACTCTATTCTCGCGAAAGCGTTACTTAGTGAAGAGCGTGAGTGTGATACTTGCAGTAATCCGGTATCTGGTGGCGAATGCGACAATCTGTATTGTCCTGAGAAATCTTAATGATCGTCGGAATAGACAACGGACTTGATGGCGGACTTTGCGCTATATCTAAATTTGATGGTGGTATCATCGACAAGATCCGTATGCCGACTCTTCAGATGTCGAAGAAGAAAGAAATCGACATCCGTTCTATCAACCAGTGGCTCCTCGATTTTAATACACCATTCGATCTCGCAATCGAAGAACCATTAGCTCACGCAAAAAGCAGCCAAGCTGTTAGGTCAATGGCGATTAGCTTTGGAAAACTAATTGGCATGGCTGAGTCACATGAGTATTCAGTCATGCGTGTGAGCGTTCATAAGTGGCAAAAGCATATGCTTGGCCGAACGCCTAAAGGCAAAACTAAAGAAGCAGCTTTAGCATTGGCTGATTCACTTGCTCCAGAAGAGAACTGGCTTGCGAACAAGAGGTGTAAAAAACCTCACGATGGGATGATCGATGCCTACCTTATTGCCCAGTATATTTGGGGCGGTAAAAAAAGTTGAATTTTTTCTGGACATAGTAAGTCGTCTCAATTATTTGTCTGAGTATAGACAATAAATGAAGACACTATATCCAAAACAAAAAGAAGCCCACGATTTTTTTATAGAGCAACAGAAAAAAAGAGTAAACACTTTAGACACGAGCCATGTCGGGACAGGTAAGACTGTAGTAGCGGCTCACCTCGCTAAAAATATAGGTTTACCAGTTGCAGTCATTTGTCCAAAAGCTGTCATCCCTTCATGGGAGCGGGAGCTACGTGATAATACTATTGCTCCGTTGTTTGTTTTGAATTACGAAAAAATTCGTAACGGGAAAACAGAATGGATGTCGAAGCGGGGAAAGAAGATAATGACGTGGCATCTTCCTAAAGGAACTCTTGTGTTGGTGGATGAGGTTCACAAATGTAAAGGCCCATACACCCAAAACGGTCAACTCGTTATAACCCTGATGATGCAGGGGTATCGGCTACATATGATGTCTGCTACCGCCGCTGAAGATCCTACTGAGATGAGACCTTTAGGGTTTGCGCTCGGTCTTCATAACCTTAACAAAGGACACAAAAAATTAAAAAACTGGTTTAGTTGGATGATGGAGAACGGGTGTCTTCAGAATCAATGGAACGCTTGGGAGCTACGTTATAAAGGTAAACTAGCTGCACTCAATAAACAGATGTATTCTAGGAACGTCAAAAAACTTACCGTTGATGATTTCCCTGATTCCTTTAAAGCGAACCGTGTATTCGTGGAACCTGTAGCTTTTACCTCTGCGGCTAAGATCGCGAAGGCGTATGAGAAGCTCGACATTACACCGGAGATCGTGACCAATCTTTTAGAGAATGGAACCGTCGAAGATAGTGATTGGGTTCTCGTTAATCTGTTACGCGCACGGCAACTTGCCGAATCTTTAAAGGCAAAAGATATGGCGGACATGGCTTTGGATTACGTTGATCAAGGCCAAAGTGTAGTTTTGTTTGTTAACTTTACTGAGACTGCTCAAACATTACAGGTATTGCTAAAATGCCCTGCTATCGTAGGTGGTCAGTCGGCTCAAGAAAGGCAGGAGATTATTGACGATTTTCAGGACGATAAAGAACATGTCATTGTAGTTAATATCGCAGCAGGCGGAACCGGAATCTCATTACATGATATTAACGGCAATCGCCAACGGATCTCGTTGATTTCACCTACTTTTAATGTCAAGGATCACCTACAAGCGTTAGGGCGCATCCACCGCAACGGAGCAAAAAGTGATGCCATCCAAAAGATTCTGGTTGCCAGCGATTCGATAGAAGAACATGTTATGCGTGTTGTTGAACAAAAGTCTGAAAACCTTAACACTCTACACCAATGAAAATAGAAAAATACCTAACCCCCAAAGAACAAATGGAAGTTAAGTTGCTTCGTCACGAGATTGATATGCTTAGTAAAGCGATTAGTCGGATTGTTAGTAGGCGGGACGAACTAACGAAGAAAGTCGAGGGCATAGTAAGCCAGATAGAAAAATAATCATGACACAATTAAAAAATATTGCGGTGTCCGTAGCACACCTGCTGGAAGCGGGTATCACCCAAACAGAGCGTCTTTCAATGCTCGCGTATATCGCATCTAAGGACGGGGTTGATACGGGAGAAGTTGGTAAAGCCTTTAAGTCTTCCCGCGCTAAAATTTATGGGGCGATGATTGCGTTGCAAAAAATAAACCTGACCCGACAAGAACTCAGAGTCGAAATGGAAGACGGCGTCAAAAATAAAGTCGGTTACTGGCACGCTACTCCTTACGCTAAGGACGTGTTGAGTAACTTCTATAGCTCACTTCAAATAAACCACTAAAACTGAAATATAATGAAAATAACGGGATACGCAAATATAGATAGCGGAGCTGAGACTGCCGGATTAAGGGCATTTAAAAGAAACGCTGATTGGGAGTCCGCCATAAAAAATTGGGAGGCTCAAAAGAAAAATAGCTTGTGGATTAAAGCGGCTCTTAAATCTTTCCGACGCTTTGGGGGCGTTGTCCCCGATAAAGAACTCGATCGCCGAGCTGTTAAAAAGAAATTAACAATGTGCGACTTCTTATAAAACTCTAAACAATGAAACACGTTAATACATTAAGAAAATACGCAGGTCACACTAGGTCATCTAATGACCGAATTACATCCTCTGAAGCCAAACACCTCTATACAGGTAAGTATGCTAAAGGAAACCAAACAAACAAAAAGAAACGTAGAAAAAAGTAAAATTATGGAAAACAAAGAAAAACATAGGGCTCACGGTCGTTTCGCTCTCGATGATGAGGAAAGTATGACTTTGCTGGATTATTATGCTGGTCAGGCTTTAATTGGCCTTTTGGCCAAACTTCACTACAGGGATCTCGATTGTGCATACGATCAAAGAGACCTAGTCGATATTGCGTGGGGGATAGCAGACCAGATGCTAAAAATGAAAAACAGTTGATACATATGAGTAACCAACCGGACCATCAAAGCAGGGGCCACGCGGAGTTCTCGCCATCTAGCCTGAAGTATGTAGCCGCTTGTGCTGCGTATCAGGGCCGCGACGGCACTTCGGCTGCTGCCGAGATGGGGACCAGAATTCACGAGGCTCTCGAAGTCTTTGATCCTTCTGCTCTCCATAATGAAGAGGAGCTAGCTATCTATGAGCAGATCGTAGAGATGGAGCAGGACTTCATGACTAACTTCGGCGACATCGCTGAGGAGCTAAACGAGATCCAAGTCGAAGTTGCCCTAGACGGCACTGAGACATGGGGAACTTGTGATCGCTTTCTGATCCTTAAAGGAGGTGACCGCGCCGTCATGGCAGATTACAAAACCGGAATCAGTATCATTGATCCGCCAGATAAGAACTGGCAGGCGAAAGCATACACATGCGGAGCCTTCCAGAAGTATCCTGAGATTCAGGAGATCGTCTTCGCGTTCTACGTGCCGCAACATAGCGCGACTCTTCACCACACGTTTACGCGAGACGATCTCCCTACTCTGGTCGAAGACCTTAGCCGTGTTATTACAGCAGGCGAAAAGATCCGACCGAAGTGGGAGTCTGGCACACCAGAGTTAGAGGAATGCACTCCAACGCAGTACTGTAGGTTCTGTAAGCATGAAGATACATGTCCTGCATTAGGTGGACTCGTTATTAGCGTAGCTAAGAAACTAGATACCACGTTACCGGACATCGATCCTACTGACGTAGACAATCCAGCTAGACTCTCTGAGTTATTTAACATCGCGAAGATTGTTGAGAACTGGTCTATGTCTATTAAACGCAAAACACTCGATGCCCTTAAAGACGGCGATCAGCTTGATGGTCTTAAACTTCGCTCGATGGGACGAACTCGAAAGATCTCTGACAATGCTACTTTTGTAAAAATTGCAGAAAAACATGGAATAGATCTGGACACGTTACTCGATCAAGTTAATATCCCGCTCGCCAAGGTTGCCAAGAAAGCGGGAGCCGATAGCAAACAAACTTTCCTCGACGAATGCGAAGATGCAGGAATCGTAGAAACATCCGACGAGCGGCACTGTGTCGCGACTCAATAAACCAAACCAACAATAATTGATATTATGGCTAAAACCAAAACCCAAGAAGTCGTTGCTGCCGAGACCAATACTGGTCTTTCCACC